ACTATCAGGATATGACTTATTTGCTTCAGCAGAGAACGTTGATATCTCTTTAGTAATGACTGGTAAGTCAAGAGGCGGCACGAATGGTGAGCAGATCTCCAACTACCTAGTAGACAACATTGCTGAGACACGTAAAGACTGTATCGTTTTGACTTCACCAGATAAAGCTGACGTTGTTAACAACTCTGCAGAAGATGAGTCTGATGATACTGTTACTTTCAGAAATTCATGCAGATCTTCTTCATACTTGGTAATCGATTCTGGTTACAAATACCAGTACGACAAGTACAACGATATATTCCGTTGGATTCCACTTAACGGTGACATTGCTGGCCTATGTGTTCGCACAGATGCACAGCGCGATCCTTGGTTCTCTCCAGCTGGATTTAACCGTGGTCAGATCAAGAATGTTGTTAAGTTGGCTTACAACCCAGATCAAGCAGATCGTGATCTATTGTACAAAAACGGTATTAACCCTGTTGCAACATTCCCAGGACAAGGTACAATCCTATACGGCGATAAGACAGCATTGGCTAAGCCAAGTGCATTTGATCGTATCAACGTTCGTAGATTGTTCATTGTGTTGGAAAAAGCAATCTCTACTGCAGCCAAGTTCTCTCTATTTGAGTTGAATGACGAATTCACAAGAGCTCAATTTATCTCTCTTGTTGAACCATTCTTGAGAGATGTGCAAGGTCGCAGAGGTATTTACGACTATAGAGTTGTTTGTGACGAGACAAACAACACTGGCGAAGTGATTGATAGAAATGAATTTGTGGGAGATATATACGTTAAGCCAGCAAAATCCATTAACTTCATCCAACTTAACTTTGTTGCTGTGAGATCAGGTGTCGCATTTGATGAAGTTGTTGGTAGATTCTAATTAAGGAGATAATAAATGGCTTTTAGTATAAATGCATTCAAGTCGCTAGTAAGCACTACTGACTTTGCAAGACCAGCACTCTTCCAGGTGTTTATTTCAACACCTCCTGGAGTACCTGCTCTAATCCCGTTCAGTCCTTTCCTAGTTCGTTCTGCCAGTCTGCCAGCTTCTACAGTTGGACAAGTATCTATTCCTTATGGTGGTAGAACTATTAAGATTGCTGGTGAAAGACAATATGGTGATTGGTCAACAACAGTAATGAATGATGAGGGATTCATCATAAGAAACGCTGTTGAGCAATGGATGGATATTATCAATCAAAGAACAACAAACTTTAGAGCATTCCCTAGTGAATATAAAGTTGACTTAACAGTCAACCAATATTCTAAAAAAGGACCTCCTTTGAAAATTGTTAAATTGGTTGGATGCTTCCCGACAAACATTAGCGAAATTGCTTTGGATTGGGGATCTGCTGATCAGATTGAAGAGTATAGTATTAATTGGTCTTACGACTACTGGGAATGAAATGAGGGGGAGCTTAGCTCCTCTTCTATTATAGGATAAAATATGGCCAGTCTTTTTGGATTTGAATTCAAACGGGTAACTCCTGAGGAGCAGCCCGTTTCCTTTGCACCCCCATCAAATGAGGACGGTGCTGTTGTTGTTGCTGCCGGAGGATCTTACGGAACATATGTAGATCTCGAAGGTACGGCAAGAACTGAAGCAGAGTTAGTTACAAGATATAGAGATATGTCTATTACTGCTGATATTGATAGAGCAGTGGAAGAGATAGTTAACGAAGCTATCGTTCATGAGACAGATGAGAAGATTGTTGAGCTTAATCTTGATGGCTTGCAGATGGCAGACAATATTAAGGCTGTTATTATTCAAGAATTTAACGCAATTAAGAATCTATTAAACTTTGAAGACAAATCATATGATATCTTCAAAAGATGGTATATCGATGGTCGTTTATATTATCATGCAATAATTGACGATAAGAATCCAAGACTAGGTATCAAGGAACTCAGAAATATTGATCCTAGAAAGATAAGAAAAGTTCGTGAGCAAAGAAAGAAGAAGGACGTTAAGACTGACTCTGCTGTATCGCAGACAGTAAGAGAATATTATATTTACAATGAAAAAGGTTACAATGCTCAAGGGCTTGGCGGTGGTGCCGGACAATATGGACCAGCAACTGGTGTAAAGATAGCCAAAGACTCTATTGTTCATTGTACCTCAGGATTAATGGATACCAACGGTACAATGGTCATATCGTACCTACATAAAGCAATTAAACCTCTCAATCAGCTGAGAGTTCTTGAAGATGCTACTGTCATTTATAGAATATCTAGAGCACCTGAAAGACGAATATTCTATATCGATGTTGGTAACTTACCAAAGATGAAGGCAGAACAATATCTTCGTGATATGATGGTTCGCCATAAAAACAGATTAGTATATGATGCTACTACTGGTGAAGTAAGAGATGATCGTAAGTTTATGACTATGTTGGAAGACTACTGGCTACCTCGTCGTGAAGGTGGTAAAGGAACAGAGATTACAACATTACCAGGTGGTGAGAATCTAGGTAAGATGGAAGATGTTGAATACTTCCAAAAGAAACTATACCAATCTCTCAATGTTCCAGCAACAAGACTTCAAACGGAACAGACTTATTCTATTGGTAGAGCAACAGAAATTACAAGAGATGAAGTAAAGTTTTCAAAGTTTATCTCAAGAATGAGAGCAAAGTTCTCTACATTATTTTTGAAGTGTCTTGAAAAACAATTGGTTCTGAAGGGAATAGTTACAGTAGAAGACTGGAAATCTATCTCTCAATATATAAAGTTTGACTATGCAAAAGATAATTACTACGAGGAGTTGAAAGAGACAGATGTTCTCAACTCAAGACTCCAGGTAGCAGCACAGCTTGCTCCCTACATTGGTAAATATTACTCGCATGGTTGGATAAGATCAAATATTTTCAAACAAAGTGATGAAGATAGGGAGCAGATGGACACTGAGATCAAAGAAGAGCTCGGTAATCAAATCTACTACCCACCTCCACCGCCAGAACCTCAACAATAAATAGGAGTATAGATGGATTCCACAGCAACACAGTATGAAGTGAGCGACCTTGTGAGATATGCTTATGAGGGGCAACCTGCCAAGATGCAGGATGTATTTAATGAACTTATGGCAGGTAGAGTGTATGATTCCATTCAACAAAAAAAGATTGAGGTTGCAAACCGCTTCTTCAGTCCTAACGAACAAGAAGTAAATTTAGACACACAAGAAGAGGACGAAGATGGCGAAAACTCTTAATAATATTTTGAATGGGTTTACTCCTAAATCCAAGGACGAGAAGAAGTTTATGGATAAGCACATTGCTACCAAAAGTAAACTTGATGATCGTGGAACACAGGATGATAAACTGTTCAATGCAACAAACATTAAAACTGTAGATCGCGAGACAGAGCACGGATACAATCCTGGCAATGACGAGAAGGTTTATGAAGAGATGTCTAAAGTACATCCTATGGCTCTTCATGTTAAGGATGCTGGTAAAGGTAAGTTTAAAGTACACGCCGTCGGTAAGCATCTTGCAGATGGAATTAAAGTTGGTGAACATCTTTCAGACTCACAGCTAGACGATGCTACAGAGATGGGTGCTAAGATCAAGATGATTAAAGAAGACTCTCTAGATGAGAAGACTCTTACACCAGCAGAGATGAAGAAGCGCGAAGAAGTAGCTAAAGCTATTGAGCGTGAAAATCCAAAGATGCCAATGGGTAAGAAGATGGCTATTGCAACTGCTACTGCTAAGAAGGTTGCAGAAGAAACAGAAGAGCTGATGGAAGGTGAAGTTGCAGCTAAGCAATTCCAATACTATCATAATGAATCTTCTAAGCTCTTAAAAGGTATTCAAAAAGGCTTGTCTGATCATTACGACAATGTGACAAGCAAGAAGAGTTACAATAAAGGTGAACCACACTGGGGTCATGTTGGTGATATAAAAGACATGCACAGATCACTTCTAGACTTGCATGACCGTATTCTTCAAACTGGTGAATATTCAAAACCAGTTTCAATGAAAGAAGAAGTTGAACAGTTGTCAGAAGACGATGAACTAACTCAATTACTCAATACAATTTACGAAAATCTATCTGATGAAAACAAAGAGATCTTTGAACAGATCCTTGAAGAAGATCCAGATCAGATGATTGAATTCTTAGAACAACTGGAGCTACAAGATGGCGAGTAGAACTTTAATCAATCAAAAGGGTGGCAAGTTTGTTGTCCTTTTTACATCTAACACAGAATTAACAGTAGCTTCAGCAAACTCTGGTATTGCTGGAGAGACTGTAACTGGTCTTCATATCAATCAAGTGTGGTACGGACTAGATAACGGCTATTGGAAGATTGCTCGCGGCGCCAACACAATCAACATCTACAATGCTTCCGATTATATTGACTATGCTGGTGGTGGTTCAGCTTTACAGATAGATGCAGCAGCAAACGTTGTTGTGAATTGCACATCATCTAATTGTACTTTAATCATAGACTTCCAGAAAGTCTCATCATTCACTAGTGAGTATTAAGAGGAACTAAAATGAAACTAATGTGCGAAATTAACGAGAGTGTAAATTTTCTCGTAGAAGAACAAGAAGGCAAGAAGCATTACTTCATCGAAGGTATATTCATGCAAGCAGATCTACCAAACCGTAACGGTAGAATGTATCGTAGCGATATTCTTGAAAGAGAAGTCAA